CCCGGCGCGATCACACTGCTGCCGGCGCTGTTCACGAACACGAACACGTTCTACAGCCCGACAGTCGCCTCCGCGTACACGATCGCCCCCGCGCTGTTCGTCAACACGAACACGTTCTACACGGCGGCCATAAGCTATGATCAAGTCATAGAACCGGCCCTGTTCGTCAACACGAACGCGTTCTACAACACGTTTGCCTACCTGTACCCGTTCCACCCGAACGACGTGCGCCCCGGAGGCAGCAGCGTCGTCCCGGGTCCGCGCGGGCCTATGCCGCCAGCGCCGAACGCGGCGCGCGGTGCCATGCCCCTATCTACATCTGTACGACAACCGATGCCCTTCCAGTAGAGTTTACACAGCGAGCGATCTTTGGTATGTTGCGACCGCCAGAAATGTTCGCCCGCCGTGGCAAGCTGCTGCCCTGATACAGCGAGCACAATGACATGGCTTATTCCAACACGGTATCGCAGACGGTGTTTACGACGCAGCGCGTTATCGACAACGCCGTGCGTCGCTGCCGTGTGCCTGCGGAACAGATCACGGCCGAGACGATCAGCATCGCCAACGACATGCTGTACCTGCTGCTGTCGGACCTCGCCAATCAGGGCGTGCCGCTGTGGTGCATCCAGAAGTGCATCTTCCCGCTGTACGAGGGCACGCCGACGATTACGACCTACACGGGCACGGTCGACCTGCTCAACACCAACCTGCGCTCACTGCAAGAGGTGACCGGCACCAACACCGACACCTCGACGAGCCGCACAGTGAACTTCGGCAGCGCCTCCGCCGCCACCGCAGTCAGCACGGTGGGCATCCTCTGGTCCGCCGCAGCCGTCCCCGTATCGCTGCAGCGCAGCATTGACAACGTGACGTGGACCATCATTCAGAACGAAGACCAGACCGCCGCCGCCGGCCAATGGACGTGGTTCGACCTGAACAGCAGCGTCGCCACCCAATACTTCCGCGTCGTGGCCATCACCGGCACGCTCGGTTTCAGCCAGATCTACCTCGGCAACACGCCGACCGAGATCCCCATGGCGCGCATGAACCGCGACGATTACACCAACCTGCCGAACAAGACGTTCCAGTCGAACCGGCCCCTTCAGTTCTGGCTCGACCGTCAGGCGCAGTCGCCGGTGCTGAACCTGTGGCCCGTGCCGAACGCGCAGGCCACCGTCTATCAGGTCGTCACGTGGATCCAGCGGCACATCATGGACGTCGGCACCATGGCGCAGGAAGTGGAAGTGCCGCAGCGCTGGTACGAGGCTATCGTGTCCATGCTGGCCGCCAAGATGGCGATGGAGATGATCGAGGTCGACCCGCAGATCCTCCCGATGCTCGACAGCAAGGCCGCGCAGGCGCTGGCGATCGCGCAGGCCGAGGAGCGCGACAACTCGCCGATGATGATCGCTCCCAACATCTCACCGTACACCCGGTGACGGCGTGGGCGTAGCCAAGAAACTTCTTGACCTCGCCGTGAAGGCCGCCCGCGAGGCGGAGGCCGCGCCGTTGGCTGTCCGCAGTGCGGCTAAGAAAGTTCCTGCGGCAGCCCGCAGTGTCGTGAAGGCTGTTCCTGCGGCAGCCCGCAGTGTTGTGAAGGCGTCCCCTTCCGACGTCATGCCAGCCGCAGAGCGCGCCGCTAACCTTAAACGCTGGCTTGGAAACAGCAAAGTTGTCGATGAAAAGGGCGAACCTCGGCGCGTGTACCACGGAACCGCTGACGTATTTGATACATTCAGCGACGCAAAAATCGGAAAAGGCGACCCCGGGTATTTGGGCAGGGGTTTCTATTTTGCTGACAACCCGTATGTGGCGGACACGTACTCTAAACTTCGGGCTGGCCCGCAAGAGCGTGTCATCGAGGCATATCTGGCGCTCAATAACCCTTTTAACTGGGGGCCGAAGGGTCTTGGCGTTCGGGGTCTTGTAAGTGAAGGGTCGCGGCTTCCTGAAGACATCCACGACGAGATAGCTCGGCGAACTGGCGTTTCGGGTCGCGTTTCGTATGAGGACAGACCTTACGCGGAGCGTGATGTTTCTTTGGCTGTGCGCGAGTTGCTTGAAGGCAGGGGCTACGATAGCGTGATCGCGACAGACGATTTCAGTGACAAGCCGATTGAGTTTGTTGCCTTCAAACCGACACAGATCAAGTCCGCCATCGGCAACCGTGGCACCTATGATCCCAACGATCCCGACATCTCAAAGGCCCGTGGCGGCCTCGCCGTAAAGCGAAAGGGCAAGCGATAATGCCGGTCTTTCTCGACACCAGAGGCAAGAGCACGCTCGGCATCGGCATCTGCGGCAGGTGCAGCCGCAAGATGAGCCTCGACGACCTGTACCCAGACCCGAACTACCCGGGGCTGCGTGTCTGCAAGGACGACATCGACCAGTACGACCCGTACCGTCTGCCCGCCCGGCAGCCGGAAGTTATCGCTCTCCAGTTTCCGCGACCGGACACCCCCCTCGCGCCATGAACACCCGAGGAGTGCTCCCCTTGGGCTGTGGCAGGGCCGGCGGTGCTTTATCCCCCCGCCGCCGGCGCTGTTCTACTGAAGGATGAAAGATGATTGAACAACTGATCAGCCGGGTCTTCTATGCCCGCAACGTCGCCCACTTCGAGCACTGGCGCGCTACCGGCACGGGCAGCTTCGCCAAGCATCAGGCGCTGGGCACCTTCTACGACAACGTCATCGACGCCATCGACGACCTCGTGGAGGCGTATCAGGGCGCGTTCGACCTGATCGGCAACATCCCGGGACCGGAGACGCCGAAGGGCGACGTCCTGAAGCTGCTCGAGGCCGACGCCGCGTGGATCGAGGAGAACCACGAGGGCATCTGTCAGGGCAACCGCGCCGTGGCCAACCTGATCGACACGCTGACGGGCGTCTACCTGTCGGCGATCTACAAACTCCGCAACCTCAAGTAACGGAACTCGACATGGCCGAAATCGACGAAACCAAAGCACGCCTTCAGACCCACGAGGAAGTGTGTGCGATACGCTACGACGGTCTGTGCGCTAGGTTGAAACGCTTGGAGAATGTCGGGCTTACTGTGGCCGGGGCGATCATCATGCTGCTTCTCGGCATCATCGTAAAAATGAACTGATGAGCATCGTTCTCGGCCCTCGCTCGCTGTCACGCTTGCAAGATGTGCATCCTGATCTGGTGCGTGTCGTCAAGCGCGCAGCGGCGCTGTCTGACTTAGATTTTACGGTGCTGGAGGGACGGCGGACGCTGGAGCGCCAGAAGGTGTTGCTCAAGAACGGCGCCACCAAGACGCTGAACTCTCGCCACTTGACCGGCCACGCCGTCGATCTTGCGCCCATGCTGGGCGATACGGTATCTTGGGACTGGCCGCTGTATCATCGGTTGGCCAAGATTGTGAAGGCCGCTGCGGTGGCCGAAAATGTCTCGCTCACTTGGGGCGGCGACTGGCGCACTTTCAAGGACGGCCCGCACTGGGAACTACCTTGGAAGCAATACCCGAAAGGAACTTGAACATGTCTATCGTAAACTTCGCTCTGAACCGCCTGAAAGAACCATCGACCTACGCGGGCCTATCGGGTCTGGCGCTGGCCTTCGGCATCTCCAGCGACCTCTATGCCGCTGCATCGTCGGCTGTTGCTGCCGTTGCTGGTCTGGTCGCCGTCGTCTTGGTAGAACGCGCCAAGTGATCAAGTTCCTGTCGTCCCTGCTGGCGCTGATCGAGCGGGCGTTTGCCTACTTCGATATGGAGCGCTGGAAGCAGCAGGGACGACAGGAAGCCCTACAGGAGGCGGAAGACGATGTGCAGCACCAGATCGAACTGGGCGAGGCGGCTGTCGCTGTGCCTGACCCTCTGCGCGATGAGCGGCTGCGCAACCGTTTCGACCGCGCCCCTTGATAGCTATTGTGCGATCGCTCGACCCATCAGCTATGATACCACTCGGGACACGGCTGAGACGGTGGCAGCGATAGAGATCCACAACAGCCAGTGGGTGTGCCTGTGCGAATTAGATTGCCCCGCTGGCAAGTCGCTCCAAAAGTGATATAAGGACGGCCCATGGCTACCACGATGACCTTTGAGACCCTGAAGCAGGACGTGCAGCGCTATCTTGAGCGCGGCGCGACCTACGCCTCGGACCCGGTCGTCTACGAGCAGATCCCGCGCCTGATCAATCTGGCGGAGCGGCGGATTGCGCGCGAGCTGAAGATCCAAGGCTTCATCGCGGTGGTGTCCGACACCATGGTCCCCGGCCAGTCGGTGTACGCAAAGCCCGACCGCTGGCGCGACACGGTCAGCATCAACATCGGCACTGGCACCAGCAACGCCAACCGCACCGCCCTCTTCACGCGCGTCTACGAGTACCTGCGTTCGTATTGGCCGAACGAAAGTCTGACGGCGACGCCGCTGTTCTACTCGGACTACAACTATTCGAACTGGCTTTTCGCCCCCACGCCGGATGAGGCGTACCCCTTCGAGGTGCTGTATTACGAGCTGCCACCGCTGCTTGACGACAGCATCCAGACGAACTGGCTGACAGAATACGCTCCACAGCTCCTGCTGTATGGCGCGTTGCTCGAGGCGACCCCGTTCCTGAAGAACGACGAGCGCATCGGCACGTGGCAGCAGTACTACGATCGCGCCGCTGCGATGCTCAACGGCGAAGATCTGGCGAAGATCCTCGACCGCGCATCAGTCCGCAAGGAGGCATAAGTGACCTACACAACCGTTTTCGGTGGCACTACGATATACCCCTCGGACGTGTCCTACCTGTCGATTGCCCTTAGCGTAGACACGCCGCTTGAGTGGCCCCTCGAAAGTTCGGGAACCGAAGACCCGGCCGCGCGTATCATTGACGTCGACCCAACGGCCTCCGGCTTCAGCATCGTGTTGCCCAACGCCACACTGACCGGCGCTGGCCAGACGATCCTGTTCAACAACATCGACGGCACCTTCAGCTTCTTCGTGAAGGACTTCGCAGGCAACACGTTGGCGACGGTAACCGCCGGGACGCAGTGGCAGGTCTATCTGGCGGCCACCACGACCGCTGCCGGCACGTGGCGCGTATTCCGCTACGGCGCCTCGACCGCGACGGTGCAGGCGTCCGCGCTGGCCGGTTTCGGCCTGACCGTAACCGGCTCGACGCTGTCGCAGTCGTTGCCCGTCACCACGTTCTCTGCCAGCACCACCGCCGCCACTTCAAATCGAGCGGGAGCGTTCGTGTGGACCGGCACCGGCACCGGCACGCTGAGCCTTCTGACGGCCGTATCCGCCGGCAACAACTTCTTCATCTTCGTCCGCAACGAGGGCGGCGGGGATTTGACGATTGACCCGGCCGGCACAGAGACGATCAACAGCGCCGCCACACTGGTGCTTCGGCCCGGGGACAGCGCCAGCGTCATCACCGACGGCATAAGCTGGTATACGATCGGCCTCGGGCAGGACGCGGTGTTCGCGTTCGATTACACATCGATCAGCGTCACTGGCGGGACTGTCACGCTCTCCGGCGCGCAGCTCAACCGTATCGCGTACAAGTTTGTCGGCACGTTGACGAGCAACTGCATAATAGTCGTGCCGCCCACGGTCCAGCAATACTGGATCAACAACGGCACGACCGGGGCCTTTACGTTGAACGTAAAAACCAGCGCGGGGACGCCGACGCTAGTCAATCAGGGTGCCAAGGGCATCTACTACTGCGACGGCTCGTCGGTCATCCTCGCCGCAGATCCCACATCATTCACGTTGCCGGTCACCGTTGCACAAGGCGGCACGGGCGCGACGACGGCATCCGCCGCACGCCTCAACCTCGGCATCACGACGTTTGCCGACCCCATCGTCACGGCCACCACTGCGGCGAACGTGTGGACTGTCCTCGGCGCTGCCCCTTCCGGCACTGTAGACGGCGGCGCGTTTTAAGTGGCCGAGAACATCGTCCAGATTAAGTCGCTGCCCGGCATCAAGCGGGACGGCACCCGGTTCGAGGGGGACCAGTACATCGACGGGCAGTGGGTGCGCTTCCAGCGCGCCCTGCCGCGCAAGATCGGCGGCTACCGCTCGATCAACAAGTTCCTGCGCGGACTGGTGCGGACGCTGCACGAGTACACGCAGGACAGCCTGACGTACGTCCACGGCGGATCTGCAAACCTGCTGGAGAGTTTCTACCTCGACGCCAGCTTCAACACGAGCGTCATCAGCAACCGGACGCCGACGACCCTCGTCGCGAACGCCGGCAACATGTGGCAGTTCGACGTGGACACGGCCCTCGGCGGTGGCCTGCAACTGGTGGCGCAGGTGGCTCCGAACCTCGACTGCATCTGCAACAGCGCCGGCGGCCAGCTCTTCACCGGCGACGAGTTCGGCACGGCCGTCCTTGTCGAGGTGACGACCCTGCCTGCGGTGTACAGCGCCACCGGCGGCATCGTCGCACTGCACCCGTACACCGTCGCCTTTGGCAATGACGGCTTCGTCATGTGGTCCGTGCCGGGCGACCCCACGGACTACGTCGGCTCCGGCGCAGGCAACGCCTACGTCACGGGGCAGAAGATCGTCCGTGGCATGCCGCTGCGCGGTGGCCCGGGCAACTCACCCTCGGGCCTGCTGTGGTCGGCAGACAGCCTGATCCGGATGTCCTACATCGGCGGCACCGCCGTGTTCCAGTTCGACACCCTGAGTGCGCAGTCGTCAATCCTCTCGGCGCAGTCCGTCATCGAGTACGACGGCATCTTCTACTGGCTCGGCACCGACCGCTTCCTGTCGTT